GATTAGAGAATATTATGAGAAACATTGACATGGTAAAGAATTATTCTAGGTTCACAGAGATAGAACTTGGATATTGGAGTTATTTTGGACGAGGATATAAGGATAAAGTTTCGCCATCTGATTTAGGAAAAGAATGTTTAGAAAATATTTTGCAGAATGAAATAACAATGATTGGAGATGAGGATGACGAAGACGAATTATAGAATACTAAATGATTGTCGTGGAATGTATGAGGATGAAGTATTTGATACGATTTTAAGTCAAAGAGGAATTAATGACGTTGAACATTTTTTGACTCCTACAGAAGATGATTTGCTTCCCCTAGATTCATTACTTCGTATTGACGAAGCATATCAAAGAGTAGATAGAGCAATTGTAAATAATGAGCGTATTGGAATTTTATTTGATACAGATTTAGATGGAATTACATCAGGAACAATAATGACCAGGTATTTCAGACATTCTACTGATAACATTAAAACTTATATTGATGAGGGTAAAATGCATGGTTTGATTGGGCAAGATTTATCTCAGTTTGAAGGCATTGATTTACTTATTATTGTAGATAGTTTGGATAAAGATATATCTCAATATAAGTTATTAAAAGAAATGGGAACAGATGTAATTGTACTCGATCATCATGCAATTAAAGAGAAAGAATCATATGATGATTATGTAATTCTTGTATCTTCCCAGAGGAATTATGAAAATGCCCAACTATCAGGCGCAGGTGTTGTGTGGAAGTTTTGTAAATATCTTGATGAACAATATCTTACAGATTATGCAGATGAACTTGTTGATTTAGCTGCATGTGGTCTTGTTGGAGATATGATGGATATGACTGTTATGGAGAATAGATATATTGTATCTAAGGGATTAGAGAAGATATATAATCCAGCAGTTAAGAAAATTGTTGGTGGCTTTGAGTTTAATAGTACCGCTATTGCATTCAGCATTGCACCAATTGTCAATGCAAGTAATCGTATGGGTAAAAATGAAATTGCTATGAAAGCATTTTTGGAAGACGAAAATAAACAGGTTTTGGCTTACGTGAAAGAATTAAAAAAATGCAAGGAAGAACAAAACAAAGAAGTAGATAGATTATTACCTGATGTATTGAAACAATGCGATACTCAAGTAGACAAGAAGATGATTATTACATATATAGATACACCTTATGGTGTTAGTGGATTACTTGGAAATAAGTTATTGGAAAGGTATCAAAAACCTATTCTTGTTCTAAAAGACATTAAGGATACATTTTCTGGTTCAATGAGAGCAATTGGGGTAGATGATTTTCGCCAGATTTGTAATGATAGTGGTTTAGCAAAGTGTGAGGGGCATGAACTTGCGGCAGGTATTTCTATTAAGAAAGATGATTTAGATAAGTTTGTATTATATATAGAAGAAACTCTTCCAGAATTGGAATCTGACACCTCTATAGATGTAGATATTCAGATTAATATTTCGGATGTTACTCGCAAACTTGTGGAGAATATAAAGAAGATAGATAAAATATCTGGTACAAATTTTAAGCCTGTAAAAGTATTTATTGATGGTATTGATGAATATGAAATCAGTCAAATGAGTGACTATAAACATCTTGTAATAAAACCAAATGATTACCTACAAATTATCAAGTGGAATTTTGATGGTTCATTTGACGAGATGGAGGATCATTCGATGATGAATGATGAGTTAGAAATTGTGTGTACACTTGATTCGGGATTTTTTGGTAGAAAATTTGTATTAAAAGCAATATGTGATGAGATTAAGGAGGTGGCTTGATATTTCTGATATTGAATTAGTTAAAAAAATTATTCCAACATTAACGTTTAAATTTCCTTATTCAGCAGAAGATTATGTGAAAAATTTATATCTTGAAAATTATCATTGCCATAAAGATTTTAGTAATACATCTACCCCAGATTGTGCTGAATCAATTAATGCATACGCTGATAGAGTACATGAGTTTGGAGCAAAATGCTTATATTCTGGTGAACATGGTTCACAAGGTAATCAGTTTCAAGTATATAAAGTTGCTGAGAGTGAACATCTTAAATATATACATTCATCAGAAGTATATTGGGTAAAAGATAGAAAAGAAAAAGATAGAGCAAATTGTCACATGATTGTAGCAGCTAAGAATGCTGAAGGTCGTGGAGATATTAATTTTGCTTTATCTATGGCAAATATTGATGGATATTATTATAAGCCACGTATTGATTTAGAATTATTATTTAATATTCCAAAAGACAATGTGATTGTAACATCAGCTTGCGTGGCAGGTTGGAATTATGAAGATGCAGAAGATATATGGCTTAAAATACATAAATATTTTGGAGATAATTTCTTTTTAGAAGTTCAGTATCACAACACTGATAAGCAGAAAGAACTTAATAAAAAGATTTTAAGAATTGCAAAAGAACATAATATTCAGATTATATGTGGTCTTGATAGTCATTATGTTAAAGAAGAAAATGCAGTTAAGCGTGACCAGATTCTGAAATATAAAAACATTAATTATCCAGATGAGGAAGGCTGGTATCTCGATTATCCTGATACTCAAACAGTCATTAAAAGATTTGAAGAACAAGGTGTTTTAAACAGAGAAGAAATATATAGAGCAATTATGAATACAAATGTTTTTGTGACAGAATGTGAAGAAATTGTTCTTGATAGAAAATTTAAAATTCCGAGTGTTTACAAAGAAAAAACCTATAAAGAAAAATGTAAAATTTACAAAGATATTCTTAATAAAGCTTATGCAAAAGAAAAAGAAAAATCAAAAGAAAAAGCAGATGGTATTCGATATGAAGCAAAGCAAGTTATGGAAGCTGGTGTTGTGGATTATTTCTTAACAAGTAAGGCTATTGTAGATGACGCAATAAAAAATGAAGGTGGTATTTTAACAACTACTTCAAGAGGTAGTGCTGCATCATTTATAACAAATAAGCTTTTAGGACTTACAACTGTTGATAGATTCAATGCTGATATTCCTATTTATCCTGAACGATTCTTGACTAAGGAACGTGTATTAGCTGGTCAGATGCCAGATATTGATTTGAATGTTGCTACACAAGAACCATTTGTTAAAGCAGCAAGAAAATTATTAGGGGAACATGGCTGTTACCCATTAATGGCAATAGAAAAACTTAAAGAAAAGGCAGCTTGGCAGTTATATGCAGGTGCAAACGAAGTTAAACCAGAGGATGCGAATCAGATTTCAAAGTATCTTGATGAGTATAATAAGGCACTGAAATATGCAGATGAAGATGAAAAAGATGATATTCATGTAGAAGATTTTATCCCAAAAGAGTATACAGAGTTGTTCAAACAGAGCAATGAATATCAAGGGATCACAATTAATCTGAAAGTACATGCTTGTGGTCATTTTATCTTTGATGGTGATATTCGTAGAGAAGTAGGATTGATAAGTGCTGTTTCTGGATCAACTGGCAAAAGAACAGTGTGTGCAGCCATTGAAGGTGGTTATCTTGATGAATTCGGATATGTAAAAGAGGATTTTCTTATTGTAGATAGTGTTTATCTTACATATAAATTCTTTCACAGCATTGGTATGGAAGTTCCGACATTTGATGAATTAAGACATATGATTGATGGTGATAAAAAAACATGGGATATTTATGCAAATGGTATTACATGCTGTGTTAATCAGTGTGAGAAAGAAGCGACCACTAATCGAGTTAAGAAGTATAAACCGCAAAATTTAGCGGAGTTAAGTAGCTTCATTGCAGCAATTCGACCAGGTTTTGCGTCATTACTTAGTACATTCTTGAATCGTGAACCATATACTACAGGCGAAAAAAAGATTGATGATTTATTATCTGATACTGCGCATTTTATGATTTATCAGGAATCTATTATGAAAGTATTATCATTCTTGGAATTGAAAATGGCAGAAACATATGGAGTTATTAAAAATATTTCAAAAAAGAAATATAAAATACATCCTGAAATGTTAAAAGAATTACAGGAACGATTAATAGAAGGTTGGAAAGCAGAAATCGGTAAGACAGATAATTTTAATAATGTTTGGAATGTAATAGAGTCTTCTGGATCTTACGCATTTAATTCTCCACATGCCTATTCAATGGGTGGAGATTCTGCCTATCAAGCATGGTTCAAAGCACATCATACTAAAACATTCTATGAAGTAGCAATCAATCATTATCAGGAAAAGAATAAAAAGGATAAGATAGACGCTCTTGTTAAAGAAGCAATTAAATTTTGGGGATATAAATTAGGCGATTATGAATTTGGCGCAGATAACAGAAAAGTGACAATTAATGAAGAGAATAAATTAATATATCCAAATTTGTCAAGTGTAAAAGGCTTTGGTGAAGGGGTTGTTGATACTCTTTATGAATTAGGGCAATCGGAGTATGAAACATTTACTGATGTATTAACTGCACTATTTTCAAATTCAATTAATAAGACCATTGTAAATAAACTTATTAGAATCAATTATTTTAAGAAATATGGCGATGTAAATACTTTACTTGAGATTACAAGATTGTATGATTTGTTAAATGGTGCGAAGCAGATCTTCAAAGATAAAGCTGAAAAGAATAATATTCCATTTGATGTACTTGTAAAATATGGAAATGAGACAGCAAAACAATTTAATAAACTTGACTCAGAACAAATTATTAAGGAATTAATTTCTAAAATTCCTTATAGGGAATTAACTTTAAAGGAAAGACTTGATAATCAAAGAGAAGTTCTTGGTATTGTCAGTGATTCGGATTCTAAAGTAAGTAAACGTCTATATTATGTTTCTGAACTTGATATTAAAAAATCTATTGTAAATGTTCATCTTTTTGAAATCTATAGTGGTAAAACACGAGAAGTAAAAATGTGGACAAGTCAGTATAATCGAAATCCATTTGATCTAGGTGCAATTCTATATATTATTTTCCTTGAAAAGAAGAATAAAAAAGAGCCAATTGGTGAAATAAATCCAATTACAGGTAAGAAAATTTATAAAGAAGTACCTGATAAATTTGAATTTTGGTTAAGTAAATTTGTAATAAAAAATGATATTGAGGAGGACGAAGACGATTTTTAACAAATATAAGTACACAGATAAGGAAATGGAAGAGTTAATATCTTCCATTACAATCCTTATTGACACAAGGGAGAAAGTCAATTCCCACATTACAGATTACTTTGATCGAAAAGGAATTTCATATAAAAAGAAAGCACTCGGTTATGGAGATTATTCGTTCATGATTCCTGCAAATGAGAAGTTATCCATACCTCGTGATTTGTATTTTAATACAACATGTGTCATTGAGAGAAAAGCAAGTCTCGAAGAGATAAGCAATAATCTGACAAAAGAGCGTGATAGATTTGAAAAAGAATTATGTCTTGCACCTAAAACAAAAGTTCTGTTAATTGAAAATGCTTCTTATGAAGATATTGCAACAGGAAATTATGATACAAAATATAATCGGAAATCATTCATTGCATCAATACACAGCTTTTGGTTTAAATATAATATTCCAATTATGTTTATGCCAAACAATCAATATTCAGGACTGTTTATCAGAGAGTATTTTGAATATTTCTTAAAGAATTATCTTCGATAGAGAGAATAATACAGTAGAAGAGTAATGTAGATTTCTGGAATGCCCATAAATAGGGTGTTTCAGAGACTCAAAAAGCCAAGGAAGACGGATTTCATGCCGTTCTTAACACAATATATAGTGGTTGGATAAACACGCAACCGCTATATATAGTACATAATAAAGGAGATGATACTACATATATGAAATTTTATGAACGATTAGAACACTGGTCATATTTATTAAAATCAAAAGCATTATATCATGAGCTGAAATATTATGTAAAGAAACGACAAACACACATTAAACGATTATATGGTTTTAATAGTAGAGGGATCGGTAAAACATATAATCTGATGAAGATTAGTGGTAAATATAAAATTCCTGTTATTGAACCGATGGGAAGCATGGCAGATTATGCATATAAAATGCACTTAAAATTCAATCCAATTGTACTTACACCAAGTCAGTTAAGAGAGAGAGTGCAGCCAGGAACAATTATATTGGTTGATGAAAAACAATTATTGAATGAAAATGCTAAATCTGAATTAGATAGATATATACAAGTTGGATTTGAAACAGAGAATTAAATATAAGGAGAATACTTTATGAGTTCAAAAGACAATTCATATGCAAATACAGACAAAAAGACATTATTTTTATCTGATGATGTAGACAACGAATCTATTGGTAAATTAACATGGAGTATTTTACAACAGATTCGAGAAGATGATGAGAAAGATGAGAAGGAAAAAGATTATAAACGTGAGCCAATTAAACTATACATCAACTCGTATGGTGGATCTGTTTATGATATGTGGGGATTAATTGATATTATTCTCAATAGCAAAACTCCAATCTATACATATTGTACAGGATATGCAATGAGTGCAGCTTTTAAGATTTTCTTAGCAGGTCATAAGAGATATTGCTACAAACATTCAACATTTATGTATCATCAGATGAGTTGTTGGAGAAGTGGTAAATATCAGGATTTGGTAGAAGACAGAGAAGAAATGGACTGGCTGAATAAAAAGATTGAAGAATATGTAATCGACAGAACCAATCTCACAAAAGATGATATTAAGGAAATTCGTGAAAAGAAGAAAGATTTTTATATTCATTCTGATAAAGCAGTCAAGTATGGAATTGTTGATGAAGTTTTGTAAAAGTTGAATTGACGGATTTCGAAAAGGAGATGAATTATATGACATATTGTCAGAGATGTGGTGAATATTGCCAAGACCATTATACATATTGTAAGAAATGTTATTTTGAACTTGGACAACCATTTGGGAAAGCAATAGAAAAAGCTCACAAATGTAGAAAATGTGGGTGCACTATATATGGAAGATATAACTATTGTTTATCATGTGCTCAGAAAAAAGGTTTTATTAATAAATCAAATTATTAAAATGATAAAACAAGAATCGACAGTTTCTTGTGAAAATTAAGGAGGTAATAAATGAGAGTAGCATTAACAGGTCATAGACCTCAGAGGTTAGGATTGCCAGATGATGAGTTAGATATTAAATGGGCAAGAATTGGTTGTTGGATTTTTAATCAAATACTTGATGTGTCTGATGTTTATTGTGGTATGGCAAATGGCTCTGATATTTTAATTGGGTTAAATACTTGTATTATTAAGGAGAGCTACAGAAGTATTTCTGAAGAATTTGAAAAGAATAGAGATTTAAAATTACACTGTATTTTACCTTGTAAAGATTATAATTCATCAAATAAATATTACAACAAGCTCAAAAATGAAGCTGACGAATGGGTTGAATTATCAGATGAATTCTATAAAGGTTGTGACAATGTAAGAGATCAATATATGGTTGATCATTGTGATGTACTTCTTGCAATTTGGGATGGAATTAAATCAGGTGGTGTGTGGTCAACAATTCGTAAAGCACAGAAAGCAGGTAAGAAGATTATTTACTGCCCAAAAGAAATTTTAGAAGGAGAATAATATAATATGAAAATTTTAGCTTTAACAATTTTATTTATTTTGATGTTTTTCAGAATTAAAGGTACGCCAAGTGCATTAAGTAAAACATTGTGGCGAAAGAGAATGATTAAGCAGCTTGCAAAAAATAAAGAGAATAATAATGGAGAGCCACCGAGCGATACGTTGTAAGGAGCTTCAATACTGATTCTATGCTTTATGGAACTATTCTTAATCATCTTTTACATAGTATTAGGAAACAAAATTGGAACAACTGAGTTTATTGTAATGTCTGCATTGCAGGTATTTACTTGTTTATGGTCATTGGGTGTAAGCTTGTCAGAAGTAAAAACAGCTTTTAGTTACAATATTGAAGATTTTAAGTTCCACAGATTCCAGTCGCTTTTTAATGTGGTGTTAGATTATATCTATTATCCATGGGCGATTTACATGTTATTAAAGTAACAAGAATCCATTATTTCTTGTGGAGATTAGGAGGAAAATGTGTCATTAGATAAAGAACCGATGAAAGTAAGCACAGCATTAAGAATTGCAAAACAGTATTATCCACAGGATAAATTAGAACATGCACTTAGAGTCGCTACATATGTTGCTGAAAATGAAATGATTCCATCTGAATATACAGACGAATGTGTTGCTTTAGCAATTTATTAGAAGATACAAATTATAATCCAAAAGGATTACCTGAAAATTTTACCAATGCATTGAAGATCCTAACTAAAACAAAAGAGGTATCTTATGATGATTATTGTAAAAGTATTAAGAGTGTTTGTCATACAAACTACCGTAAATGTGCGTATTGGGTTAAATTAGCCGATATGAAAGATCATTTGTCGCTGACAAATACACTTACAGATAGGTTAAAAGAAAAGTATCTAAGTGGATTGAGATATTTATTATAGAAAGAGGTAAATATGAAATTAATTAGTTTATCAAAAGTAGAAAGGATTTTAGATAGAGAGCCGATTTATCACGATGTATTAAATGATAGATTTGATACTTTAGAAAAAATCAGGGGACTTCGTGTTATTGACACAAGTTACGATAATGAAACTTGCAAATGGGAATCTTCTAATGACGTTGACTTTTCAGAAGGCAATATATGTTTCAAGATTCAGTGTAATCACAATCCGCTTAAAACTGGAATAGTACCAAATAATTTTGCGTATGGAGATTTTAAGTTTTGCCCGTTTTGTGGAAGAAAAATTAAATGGGTTTAGGGAGAATAATGAATAGAAACAGACATTTAAGATACAAACCAATCATAGAAACAAGATCATTTTTAGATGGCATAGGGGGTATCGGCAAGATGTCCTAAATGTAAAACTATGATACAAATACAACGGTCTAAATGTAAATGTGGTTGTAGTATCAGATGGGATAATGAATGTTAATTGGTAATTCACAGTAAACTAAACTTCTTTGAAAAATAAAGAAAAATTTGACTATATAGTATAGGAAGGTGAATAAAATGAAATTTCTTGTAGACGAAATGCCATATTTTCAAGATGAATGTCCATTCTATGATATAAGTACCGGCATATGTAAATACGATAGAGATAAATGCGAACATATGTATATTTCAAGTAAAGAAAGAGGCAAACAGACAGAATGTAGGTGGTTAGTTCAAAAGGAGGAGAAAAATGAAATTTGAAAACACAGAAGCATTTAATTTTGAAGGGGCTATGCGTGGGATGAGAAATCCGATGAATAGTCATGCAAAAAGTGATAGTTATTACGGTTGCAGGGAAGAAGGATATTGCAATAAATGTTACGAAGATTGTATCTTATATAAAAACAATTACATTATTGGTGAAAACGATTTAAAGCTTGCACAGAGATTAATTAAAGCAGGTAACGAACATAGAAAATTTATGAGACAGATATTCATATCTGTTGATATTACAGCTCCTATCTACTGGTGGAAGGAATTTGATACATATAAGGTAGGAACAACAGCTAACTCAACAAGCACAATGCATAAACTCGCTACAACACCAATTACATTAGAATGTTTTGAGATTGATGATTATGACAGGAATTTATCTCTTGCTGATAATCCAAAGGATGATGACGGGTTGGATAATATTTCAACATTTGAAGAGGATATTATTTATGTATTAGAAAATATTCGTCAGAAGTATCTTGAAACAAAAGATAAGAGATACTGGAAAGAACTCGTGCGTTGGCTACCTGAATCTTGGTTACAGAAGCGTACAATAACAATGAATTATGAAAATGTTCGCAATATGTATTTTCAGCGTAGGAATCATAAGCTTACAGAGTGGTCAGAATCGTTTATCAAATGGGTAGAAACACTTCCATACGCAAAAGAGTTGATTATGTATGAGGATTGAAATTATGGCATTTTATATTATTTCAGGCGAAGAATATGAAGAATACAAAGAGTTAAAAAGAAAAAATAAACCAATGAGAAAATTGCTTGGCTATGATAAATGTTATTGTCCTGTATGCAACTATGTGGTTGATAATTGTGTACCAAGACAAAACTATTGTGACAAATGTGGACAAAGATTATATATATAAGAGATGGTATAAAAAGAAATAAAAGAGGTGATTAACATTAGAGATCCGAATAGACTATATAATTTTTATAATGAAGTAACTCGATTACACATGACTCATATGCCTGATTGGAGAGCTGGTCAGTTTTGGATGAACTTTTTAGGCTGGGTTCAAAATGTAAAGAAACGAGATCCGTTCTTTCCAGAAGAGTCAGAAATGCTTACATATTTAAGAGAATATTGCGGAGAGGAGAAATAATGCAGTATATATTGTCAGAAGAAGAAATGAATCGAGGACATAAGTTGCGATTTGCATGGGAAATCACAAGCGGAGATTGGGAGGAATTATTTCGACAAGCTCAAGAATTAATTCCACAGGGATACTACACCTGTATTATTGATAATCTTGAAAATGAGACATATACATTGTTGGTTTTTGAATTAAGCGAATAATGGAGGATAAATGGATAAGAATAAAATCACACAAAGAATTGAAGAACTTAATAGAGCTTCCGCAGCTTATTACAATACAGGACAGCCTATTATGAGTGATATTGAGTTTGATAAAAAGCTCGAAGAGCTTAGACGGTGGGAGGATGAAACTGGTATTGTATTAGCAAATAGTCCAACACACAATGTTGGTGCAGCAGTATTGGATAATATAAAAGAAGTAACTCATAAAACACCGATGTTATCACTGGAAAAGTGTCATAATGTAGAAGAAATTATTAAGTTTGCAAATAATCATAATCTTGTGGCTTCTATAAAACTGGACGGATTAACAGTGCGTCTTACTTATAAAGATGGTGATTTAGTTTTAGCAGAATCCAGAGGAAATGGTACAGTTGGATCTGATGTTACAGAACATGTTAGGCAATTCACCAATGTTCCATTACATATTAATAAGGAAGGAACTTATATAATTGATGGTGAAGCACTGATTAAATTAGATGATTTTTCTGAGATTAATACAAACGGAGAATATAAGAATAGCCGTAATTTAGCGGCAGGCACATTATCAAGTCTCGATACATCAGTTGTAAAAGATAGAAAATTATCTTGGTATGCTTGGGAAGTTGTTGAAGGAGATAGTGATAATTCATTCTACAAAAGATTATTAAATGCTCAGAATTTAGGGTTCGATATAGTTCCGTGCTATAATATTACAATAAATGAATTTAATCAGTTACAGATACATATTGATAATTTTATTAATATTGCAGAAAAAGGGAATCTTCCTCAAGATGGAGTAGTATTTAAGTTTGATAATGTAACTTATGGTAAATCGCTTGGAAATACAAGTCATCATTTTAGAAATGGTATTGCTTATAAGATATTCAATGATTCAGTAGAAACAGAGCTATTAGATATTGAATGGACAATGGGGAAGACAGGAAGTCTATGTCCAACTGCTGTATTCAACCCTGTGAAAATAGAAGGAAGTACAGTAAATCGTGCATCACTTCATAATATTTCAATAATGAAAGAAATTTTAGATAAACCTTGGGTTGGTCAGCATATTGGTGTGTTTAAGGCAAATCTTATAATTCCACAGGTTCGATGGGCTGAACAAGGTGAACCTTTTAAGGGCGGCAATGAAGAAATGTATAATGAATTAAACATTCCTGATAAATGTCCTATATGTGGTCAACCTACAAAGATTGTTAAAGAGAATGATTCAGAAGTTCTTTACTGTACTAACGAAGACTGTAAAGGACGATTACTTGGTCAACTTACACACGCTGTATCAAAATCAGCTCTTAATATTTCGGGTTTATCAGAATCTACTCTCGATAGATTAATTAAGCTTGGTTGGGTAACTTCTATTAAAGATATTTATCATTTATCAGACTATAAAAACCATATGATTGTACTTGATGGTTTTGGTAAAAGGTCTATTGAAAAACTTCTTAACTCTATTGAAGACTCTCGTAAAACAAGTCTTGAGCGTTTTCTTTATGCTTTATCAATTCCATTACTAGGCAAGTCAGCAAGTAAAATGATAGCAGAAGCAGTTGATCGTGATTTCGATACATTTATAGACGAAATGACAATTAAAGGTGCAAAATACTTTAGATATCTACCTGGTATTGGAGATATATTAATAAGTTCACTAAATACTTATTGGAAAAGTCACTACTCAGAAATAATTCAGTTAGCAAACGAATTTACTTTTGAAAAACCTAACTTAATCTTAGATGAAATTCCAAATACATTACAGGGAAAAACATTTGTGGTAACTGGTTCAGTTCATCATTATAAAAACCGTGATGAATTAAAAGCCGATATAGTTGTTCATGGTGGTACAGTTGTAGGTTCTGTAAGTTCTAAAACATCGTATCTTATTAATAACGACATCAATTCAACAAGCTCTAAGAATCAGAAAGCAAAATCGCTTAATATTCCAATTATTTCAGAAGAAGAATTTTTACAAATGATTAAGTAATTCAGTGAATTTAATGAGAGTGAGGAGGTGAATGTGAAAATTTGTACTATAAAGCGAAACAACTAAAAGAGATTTTCTCTAAGATTCCTGACAACACATATGTTACGGTTGGAACAAAAGAGAATAATGAAGTAGAAGAAATCAAAAAAGAATACGGCATTATTGAAGCAAAATTAAAGCCCATTGGATTTGATAATTCTAACGAAAAATATTTGAAATTGTATACGAAAAAATACGAAGAAAGTGGGTGTATGAGATTCATACGTTGAAATTTAAAAGAAGTATTGCAAAAACGGTATTTTTAAGTACTGTTATTGGTTGTTGTGTCGCCCCATTTGGGGCAAATAATAAACAATTAACTGTAGCTGCAACAGTACAAGAAGAAAAAGCAGAAATATATTCTCATATTTATAAAAAATATAAGACTTATTATGAGCAGCAAAAAATGATAGCAGTTGAAGAAATTGTAGAGAATATTGAGTTAGAAGATGAGCTAGAGGAAATTGAAGAAAATCTTACTTTTACAGATTGTGATGTACCATCTGACAAGCTGTTTAAGAGCTATATGGATGCTCGACATATCACCAATAAAAACACGCAACAATACAGGTTAAAAAGTGAATATGTATTAGATGAAACAGGTATATACAAAGTCGATGATAGATTTTGTTGCGCAATAGGTTCATACTATACAACCCAAATTGGAACATATTTTGATATCGTGATGAAAAACGGTGAAATAATTCCTTGCATTCTTGCTGATTGCAAGGCAGATGAACATACTGATAATTTAGGACAATACACTATAAGTAATGATTCGATTGTGGAGTTTATTGTTCATAGTCCTACATTAATCCCTAATATTTCAAATCGTTGGGGTAATACAGGCGATGTGTCTACTTTAGGTGGTATTTTTGACGGCGAAATATCTTATATAAGAATCTATGAATAAAGAGAGGAAAGAAATGGAAGAAACATTAGTAACTATTCGTTTGGATACAATTAGAAAAGTGCATGATTTTGTTGAGATTGTAACAAAATTTGATGAAGAAATTACAATTAAAAGTCATAGATATGAGATTGATGCAAAATCAATCATGGCAATTTTTAGTTTAAACTTGCTTGAACCAATTACATGTTGTCTGTACTCAAATGACAAAACTGTTCAGGCAAAATTTCTAAATCAAATTAAAGATTACGTGGAAGGAGAATAAATTAATGAGTATTTGCTTGGTTGGCAAGTCTTGCAGTGGCAAAGACACAATTGCAAGAGAATTAGTAAAATTGGGATATGAAAGAATTTTAACTTACACTACACGTCCAGCAAGATCTAATGAACTTGATGGCGTAGATTATCATTTCGTAACCGAAAATGAGTTTAAAGATATGATTAAAAACAAGGAATTTTTGGAGTGGAGAAGTTATCAGACCGATGAAGGTACTTGGTACTACGGTAGTCGATTGGCAGATTTCTATGATTATAATAGAAAAAAAGTTGTAATTCTAACGCCTGACGGATTAGAACACTTAAATGATCTGTTTGACTCATACATTTCCATTTATTTAACAGTCAAAAATTCAATTTTAAAAAAACGAATGAAAAAAAGACCAAACAAGAAAGAATCTAAACGTAGATATAAAGCGGATAAAGCCATGTTTGATGGGAAGGAAGATAACTTTGATTATCTCGTTAAAAATTATGACAGACCAGTCGAAGAAGTTGCTTCTGTGTGTAAATTTTTTGATGAAACAGCATAAAGTGTGATAAAAATGAGAGAAAATAAGAAAAGAATGTATTGTGCCAATCGCAATTGTTCATATTTAGATTGTGTTCGACATGATAAAAATATTCCGTTCAATATTCTTATACTAAGAGAGAATTATAAAGTGGACAGTAACGGTAATTGTAAAAACAAAATATTAAATTGGGAGGATGATAAATGAAAGATTTTCAGATTTATTTAGCAGGTAAAACTGGCGGATTAACTCAAGTAGAAGCTAATGGTTGGAGAAACAATGTAAAAAATATACTCGAAAATTATGAATCAAAAAGATTCAATAATATTAGAGTAATCAATCCAAATGATTTTTTTAACTACTATAAAACCCTACATAAAACGCATAAGCAAATTAAGAGATTCTTCATGAGTCAAATTGATAAAAGCGATTTGGTAATTGTTAATTTAAATAATTCCAACAGCTCTGTAGGAACAGGACAAGAACTAGAACATGCTCGCGTGAAAGGAATTCCTATTATTGGATACGGAACAGAGAATATATATCCGTGGGAATCTGAAGAAGATTGCGATGTCGTTTTTAACACAGAAGAAGAGTGTGTTGAATATGTTTTGGATTATTATTTACGCTAAATTAAGGAGGATTTTTATTATGAACGACAATAATATGATGAACTATGATGAAATTACCATCGAAGATTGTTTGGAACAGGCTGAGTATAAAAATGAAACTGTTTTACTCAATGACGGCAAAGTTGCTGGATTTGTAAAAAATGAAGAAAAAAATTGGTAAATTTAAAAGTATGTCCTCGCAGACCGCATGAATACTGGGTTTGCGAGGCTAAAAAAGCACAAGAAAGGTTGATTTCTTATGGAATTGAGAAAGGAGATAAAATGAAATTCAATATTATAGATTGTATAGAATTTGAGATTGATTGGAAAGCTGTAGCAGCGATTGCGACATGTGTACTTGGTTATGCAATCATAACAGTAATTTAGAAAGGAGAATATACATATTGACAAAAGTAATTAAAAGAGACTGTTCCGAAGTTGATTTTGATAAATCAAAAATCTCAACTGCAATTCTTAAAGCTATGAAAAATGGTTCGGGCATTGTAAAACCAAAAATTGCTGAAGACATTGCAGATGAAATCGAAAATGAGTGTAAGGATAAAGAAGAAGTAAGTATCTCTGATATTGAATCAATGGTTTATGATAAATTGATTACAAAAAAGCAGAGACTTACTGCAAAAGCCTATGAAGGATATAGAAGTATTCGTGAGTTTCAGAGAGAAAACGAGAATACAACAGATTCCGAGATTGATGAACTGTTAGATGGTGAAAGCGAATATTGGAATACTGAAAATTCCAATAAAAACTCAAAAGTATTAAATACTCAGCGTGATTATATGGCAGGAATTGTTAGCAAAGATATTTCTCGTAGATTTTTACTTCCACCAGAAGTTGTACAAGCACACGATGAAGGTATTATTCATTTCCATGATATTGATTATTTTGGTATGAATGCGATGAGTAACTGCTCACTTATTAACCTCGAAGATATGTTACAGAATGGTACTTGTATTAACAAGGTAATGATTGAAAAACCACATAGATTTATTACTGCTTGTACAATCGCAACTCAGATTATTCTTGGTGTTACATCACTTCAGTATGGAGGGGCTACAATTACTCTTACACATTTAGCACCATTTGTAAGAGATAGTTACAATAAATACTATGAGAAATATAAGTCATGGGGATTTTCTGATGAAGATTGTAAGAGATATGCAGAATCTGATACCAAAAAAGAAGTAGCAGATGGTGTTCAGACTTTTAACTATCAGTGTAATTCTATGTCTAACTCAAATGGGCAGTCTCCTTTTTTGAGTGTATTCATGTATCTTGGAGAGACTACAGAGTATAAGAAAGAACTTGCAATGATTATTGAAGAGTTTCTTAATCAGAGATTACTTGGTCTTAAAAATGAAGTTGGCGTATATGTCACACAGGCATTTCCAAAGCTTCTTTATGTCTTAGAAGAAGATAATATTCATGAAAATTCCCCTTATTGGTATTTAACAAAACTTGCAGCTAGGTGTACTGCAAAGAGAATGAACCCTGATTATATTTCAGAGAAGATTATGAAGAAATATAAAGAAGGTAATTGTTTTCCATGCATGGGCTGCCGTAGTTTTCTTTCACCTTATAAAGATGAGAATGATAAGCCTAAATTCTATGGAAGATTCAATCAGGGTGTTGTAACATTGAATCTTGTTGATGTAGCGTTATCATCTGAAGGCGATTATGAAAAGTTTTGGGATTTGATGGAACAGAGAACAGAATTATGTCATAAAGCATTACTTTGCAGACATAAACGATTAGAAGGAACATTATCTGATGTCGCACCTTTATTATGGCAGTATGGAGCATTTGCGAGACTTAAAAAGGGTGAGAAGATTGATAAATTACTTCATAATGGATATGCAAGTATTTCACTTGGATATGCAGGGTTATATGAATGTGTAAAATATATGACTGGTAGATCACATATTGATTCACAGGAAGGTCATGATTTTGGTATTAAAGTAATGCAGTTTATGAATGATAAATGTGACCAGTGGAATAAAGAACATCATATTGGATTTTCAATTTATGGATCTCCAATCGAAAACACAACGTATAAATTTGCGAAGTGTCTACAGAAACGCTTTGGAATTATTAAAGGTATTACGGATAGAAACTATATTACCAATAGTTATCATACATTTGTTAAAGAACCAATCAATGCGTTTGATAAACTTGCTAAAGAATCAGAATTCCAAGCTTTATCACTTGGAGGTGCGATATCTTATGTTGAGACAGATGGATTAGTAAATAATGTAGATGCTATTTTGGAAATGAATAAATTCATCTACGACCATATCATGTATGCAGAAGAAAATACAAAGTCTGATTACTGTCAGATTTGTGGTTATGATGGTGAAATTAAAATTATTGATGAAGGTGGCGAACTTATTTGGGAATGCCCAAATTGTCACAATAGAAACAAAGATAAGATGAATGTAGCAAGAAGGACTTGTGGATATATTGGAACTAATTACTGGGGAAAAGGACGTACTCAGGAAATTAAAGAGAGATATGTTCATATGACAGATATTGCGGAGGATTTATAATGGCACAGATTTTTAGAATAAGTGGATATTTAGTTGATCCATCTGATGACTACAATAAGGAAGAAATTAAAGTATCTATTACAGATAGATTAGATATGTTTTGCCAGCAGTTGCATATTGAATCTGCTGATATTGGAGAATGGGAAGATGATAACCCATTAAATTATGAAAATTGTGATTTAGCATATTGTACTCAATATTTTAAACAGACCAATAATTATTTTAAGTTTGATAGACCATTACCAGCAGTAGGACAAAAATACAAACACTTTAAAATTGGTAAAATTGTTACGATTATTGGAATTTCAAGACATACAGAAACTGAAGAGGTGACGGTTGTTTATGACTATGAAGGACATATTTGGAATCGTCCTCTTGAAATGTTTATGAGTGAGGTTGATAAAGAAAAATATCCTAACACTACACAAAAATATAGATTTGAACTTGTGGAGGATTGATTATGAGGTATGCACAAATTCGATCTATGGACATTTCAAATGGAGAGGGAGTTGGAGTCTCCCTCTTCGTCCAAGGATGTGACAGGCATTGTTTCAATTGTTTCAATTCTGAAACATGGGATTTTAATGGTGGAAAAGAGTGGACAGAGGAAACAAAAAATAAATTTATGGAATTGATTGATCGACCATATATCAAACGAATTTCCATATTAGGTGGTGAACCACTTGCAGAACAAAATTTGGATGATGTTTTGTCTTTAGTCAAGGAAATTCGAGAAAAATATTCAATTTCTCAAAATCCCAATTCAGAAAACATAGGAAAATCAAGGGTTTTAGAAGATGAAAATTCCAAAGAAATCCGTATTTCCTTCCCTAAGAAAACTATTTGGTTGTATACAGGATTTGAGTGGAATTCATTAATGTCAAAAATTTGTCAACCAACATTTCCAGATGAAAAATTTGAGCATGATAGAAATATTCATATGAAAAGACAAAAGA